GCGCCCCGACGCATCAGCACGCGCTGGCTCACGTCCTGCCAGTTCACCCGCCAGATCTCGACTTCCGCATTGTCCCAGCGGCCATCAAGGATGTCGGTCTCGGTGATCGTCGCCGTCGTCAGCACGCCCTCGGCGTCCTGCGCATCGACCGAGAGGTCGGAGCCTGCGCGGATTTCTGACGCCGTGAAACCGGACTCAGGCTCGAAGGTGGTGCCGTCGAACGTCAGCGGCAGGTCATGGTCTGTGAACCCGAACACCTGCCCGTCCGCGCGGGTCAGACGCCAGCACCAGGCCAGTGTCGTGGTGCCGGAATCAAGGTGGGCCTGCAGGCCGGTGGGGAGGGTCTTCATCGTCTGACCTCGATCAGGGGAATGGAGGTGATGGAGCCGAGCCGCTCGATATCCAGCGTCACGTCGAGCGTGTCGGTATCGAATCGTACAGGCACGTCGAACTCAAAGCCGGCGGTGATGGTGGTCCCCGCAGCCGGGGCGGTGGTGAATGTGATCAACCCGGTGGTGGTGTCGACCGACCAGCCGGATGTCTGCTCCACCCCGTCGATCGCGATCAGGACCGTGCCCGCGATGGGCTTGGTGATCGTCCGGGCCCAGGTCTGCGCGCCCGAACTGTAGACCTTGACCAGCTGGAAGTCGGTTGTTGCCCCGTCGCCGGTTCCAAGCGCTTGATCCGTGGCAGCCGGCGTCCCGGACGGCAGGCAGGACTTGAAGTCGGCCCAGTCCTTCCAGCGGAAGCCATAGAGCCGCCCATTGCGCGCTTCGAAAAACGCGACAGCCGCCGCCAGATCGTCGGCCCGCCGGATGCCATAGGCCGCGTCATAGCGCCGGCGGCTGTTTGCCCAGCTGGCGTTGCGTTCCTCGTCCCCTGAAGCCAGCTCGACGATCTGCGTGCGCCGCTCGGGTCCGCCGCGGGCACCGCGGCTGATGTCGTCGGGAAAGCGGACTTCATGGAAAGCCATCACATCCCCCTTCCGCCTAGCGCCACGGCCCGGGCGATATCGGCGGCGACCTGAGCGCGCGACTGGCGGAAGCTCTCGGCGTCGCGGGTCTGGATGTTGATGGTGACATTTGGCGCACCGCCCCCCGCTGCCACCTCGCGTCGGCTCAGCACCCGCTCGCCCCGTTGCAGGATTGCAGGAACTTCTCCTGGGCGCAGACCTGCCCAGCCGCCATTGTGCATGCGGGGTGCGCCGGCAAAAGCCATGGCCGGGACCATGCGGCGGGGACCATCACCGGCCATGCCGCCGGCGTGGTGGACCGATGCCCCAATCTTTCCGAAAGAGAATGGATTAAACGACAGCGCCCCGGACAGTGCATTTGCCAGCGGCCCGAGGATGAATTTGCGCGCCGACAGCTTCGCCATGTCGGCGAGGATCGAGGTCACCAGCGATCGAAAATCCAGCTTGCCCGTGCGCACGAAGTCACCGATGGCCTGTTCGGCGCTGGAAAACGCCCCGACCAGGCTGTCGCCCAGCCCCTTGCCCAGATCCATGGCTTTGGTGGCGTAATTCTCCAGCGAGGTGGCGGCCGTCTCCCAGGCCGACTTGGCAATTTCGGCCGCTGTCCTTGCTGCCCCACCGGCACTGGCGACGGATGTTGCCACCTCGCCAGCGGCGGAATTCGTGCGTGCCAGCGCATCGGTCTCGTCATTGCCGGCGGATTGCAGCGCGGTTCGCAGCGCTTCCACCGATTTCAGGGGCGCGATTGCCGCCTTCGCCGCCTCCCTGCTTGAGGCCGCCAGCCTGTCAGCCTTGCCCCGCGCGGCATCGGCGGCTGCTGCCATCTCGTAATAGGCCGACCCCGCCTCGATCGCTGCGCCCCCAAGTCGCATGCCGAGATCGTCCATCCCCGGCACATCACGCAAACCACCTGCCACCTTGTGCAGGAAATCCGCCCAGCCCTTCTGGATACGGGCCAGCATGCGCAACCAGCCGATCTGGATTGTCGTCCAGACAGAGGCGAGCGACAGGTCGAGGGATTTCGCGCCGGTCTTCACCCGCTCCCACACCTCGACGGCGACATTCTTCATCAGGCGCAGGGCCTCGCCGAACCCGCCCGCGCCTTTCACGAGGCGCCCGAACCAGTAGATCAACTCGCCTGCGCCCACGATCAGCGCGCCGATACCGGTGCGGATGATGGCCACGCGCAGCACCTTCATGGAGAGCGCCAGATTGCCAACGCCCAGCGCTGCGGCGGTGAGCGAGGCGACAAGGCGGATGCCCATGACCCCGGCAAAGGTCGCGGCGATGGTGGCCAGTTCGCCGATATGGTTGAACAGCACCTTGATCGCGCGCCCCAAAGGTCCCGTCGTCTTGCCAAACGCTGCCATGGCGTTGGCAACAGCCTCGAGCGCAGGCGCAGCGGCCACGGCCAACTGGTTGGCGATCCCGCGCCACAGAAGGCCCATCCGCGAGAGCGCGTCGTTGGTACGCTGGATCTGCCCCGCGTCCTGTTCGGACACGGCCACGCCGAAATCCTGCACGTCCTGTGTGGCCTGCCGCAAGGTGGCGCTGTCGATGCGCGAGAAGATCAGCCCGGCGCGGGCCCCGAAGATCTGCGAGGCCACGGCGGCCCGCTGTGCCGCAGGGATGAATTTCTGGATCGCGTCCTGAATCTTCGTCAGCTTTTGGTCGATCGGCAGCTTCGCAAGATCGCTGGCCGACAGATGCAACTGATGCAGCGCCTTCACCGCCGGCCCCGTGCCCTGAGCGGCCTGGGACAGGCTCTTGGTCATCATGATGGTGGCCTGCTCGACCTCGCCCTGCGATACGCCCGCCAAGTCTGCGGCCCGCGCCAGCACCTGCAGGCTTTCGGTGGTGGTGCCGAGGCTGGCGGCGAGCTTGGCTTGCTCATCGATCACCTGTAGCCCCGACCGGACCATGGCGATACCGGCGCTGACGGCCGCCGCCGCCATGATCCCGGCGGCGATCTTCGCGCGCCGGGCGAACTTCGCCAGTTTGGCGTTGGCAATCTCCATCTCGCGCGAGGCCTTGCCAAAGCCGCGCTTGCCAGCTTCACCAATCCCCTCGAGTTCGGCCCGCACCTGCTTGCCGCCCACCGCCGCAAGGCGGACGCTGACGCGTCGTTCAGCCATGTTCCTGTTCCAATCGCTCGTTGATCCTGGTGACCATCACCGCCTCGATCGCGGGCAACAGTTCGGCCACCGCTGCGGGATTGGCGCCCAGCGCCCGCGCCAATGCCAACGCCGCGCCCATGTCCCAGCCGATGATCCCGCCCGAGGGGGCGATGCGCAGTTGCCCGCCGAGACGCCCCACCAGGTCCCAGACCTGCACGCCCTCAAGGGTCTGTGGCGCGTTCAGCCTTTGCGGGCAGTCCGGGCAGACGCCCTGGCATGCTTGGCAATATCCGTCGCCCCCGCCGAAGATCCATTCGGCAAGGGCGGTGAGGCGTTTTTTTCCTGTTCCAGCAGCAGGCCCTTCGCCACATAGTCGGTCTGGAAGGCTTCAAAGAGCGGCCAGAGATCGAGGAAGGCGTCGATGGCCTCGGGGCTGACCGGGATGGGATTGCCTTTCGCATCACCCACGCCCTCCCAATCGAGGATCGCGACCCGGGCCAGCGCCTTGGCAAAGGCCAGCGCGCTTTCCTCGTCTCCAGCATCTTCGCCCAGCGCCTGCACAGCCGGGTCATTGCGCGCGGCCACCATCAGCACCGTGGTCAGGGGCCGCAGGTGCACCCGGACGCCATGTCCGAGATCCAGCCACGTCGGTTCATTGGAGAGATCGAGTTTCAGCATGATCAATAACTGGTCACCTGGTTCTTGAGGACGACCGTGCACATCTGCCCGGCCACGCTGTCATAGGCCGCCTGCCAGTCAAAACTGGCCTGGATGCCTTGTGGGCCCTGTATCTCGACCCGGGGGCGCGGCAGGTAGACCGCATGCGCTGTGATCGTCAGGCTGACATTGGCGGAAATGGTCCACGAGAACTCGAGGCTGGCCGAGGTTCCGTTCAGTGCCTGGGTCATGAGGGTATTGTCGGCGAACCGAACATCGATCTTGCCGGTCAGTGCGGCAATGGACGGGTCCGCCCCGTCGATACGGCCATCGCTGCGGATGGTCTCGATGCGCTCGACATTGTTGGAGTACGTGATGTCCGCCGAGACGATATTGCCCAGCGCCGTGCCGTTGCGCTTGATCGCGCCGTTGAAATGCCCGAAGCGCTGCAGCGCATAACCCGTGGGCGTGCCGGCCGCCGAGGCCGTGGCGACATTTTCGCCCTGGGCAACCAGCTTCACATCCGCCGTCAACAGGCCGGAACGCTGCATTTGCAGGCTCAGCTGATCCAGCACGCAGCCGGTATACATGGCAAAACGCGGGATCTCCGGCATCGCCACCTCGATCGCCATGCTGGGCAGGTTCCAGGAACCGGACTTGAAGGTATGGGTCTTGTTGGTGGTGCCGGTGGTGGTGGGGTTGCCAAAGGCGGCTTTCAGCCAGAAGCCGAAGGCTTCGGCATCGAGCGGCACCTTGATGTCGCCATCGGCCGTCACCGCGTCCTTCAATGGGGCCAGCGGGTCGCGGCCGTAACCCAAGAGTTCCGAGGCCAGCAGAGGTTGCTCGGCCCCCAACGATGCACTGGCAAAAGGCATCTGCATGAAGCCGGACGCCGGCGCAGTTCCATAGGTGGTTTCGAACGCGGCCGCCAGTTGCGACCGCGCGCCTTGTGCACGGGGCATTTTTCCGTCCTTTCAATTGCGGGATTATCCCGTAGGGGCTGTGGTGGTGTAGATCAGGGTGATCGGGAGTGTGGCTGCTTTCAGCGCCTGACCGCCCTCGATGGGCAGGTCGGCGGGGGCGGGAGCGCCCGGTTCGATCCAGTCGCACAAGTCCCCCAGCGTGCGGTCGGCCACAAGCACGCCATTGATCTGCTCGACCAGAACGTCGAACAGAGCGGCGCGGAGGCCGGCGTCCTTGTCCTGGACAATGATCTCGACCTCGGCCTGATGCTGCCAGTGATAGCGCAGGGGCGACAGCGTCACCTCGGGTTCGCCGGGATCACCGTCGCGCAGGATGACAAAGCCGCCGGCGGGCACGCGCTCGGGCAGCACCTCGCCGCGCTGGATCACGGCGCCGGGGATGGTTTGCAGGGTTGCGAGCAGCGCCTGCAGGATGGTTTCACGGGTGGACATGTCAGTCCCTCCATTTTTCGACGACAGGCCCGAGTATGCGTGCGGCGATCTTTTCGGCGTCCCGCGCTAAGTCGAACCGCTTGCGCAGATCCGAAAGAACTCAGGAAGCGGTGATCTGTTCGATGCCGTGGCACTTCATTTTTTCACCCCCCTTGAAAGTACGAAACAGGCACCCATATCGTTAGCGTATCTATGCCGGTCGGATCATATTTCAACGACGGCAAAACCTGGCAGAAATCTGTTGTTTATGTGCTGGGTGGATGCAAATTGTAACTTAACTTTTAAAGGAAAAGATGATGACCGACGATTATCGCCAGATTATTCACGATTGCATTCAGAAACTTGCCCATGATCAAACCTTCAAACTGCGGGAATTGCTTGATCCTGTAGGTCAGTGGCCACCAAAATTCACGGCCCCTACCACACTCGGCCGCTGGTTCCGGAAGGAAGTGTCCAGAGGCGGATTTCCTGAGGTTGAACACGACTTTAAGGACCCAGAAAATCACCACCACTACCGGAGAATTTAACTCTGACGCAAACGGCACCGATACCAATCGGTGCCGTTATCCCCATTTCTCGACCACAAGCCCCGGCACGCGGGCAGCGACCTTTTCGGCATCCCGCGCCAGATCCAGCCGCTTGCGCAGCTTGACCTGCGGCACCAGCAGGAAGATTGGCACCGTGGCGCGCCCGCGGCCGGTCTTGGAGCGCGACGCCACACCGAGGCCCCGGCTGTTTAGCCGCCCGTCGGCGACCAGCATGCTGGGGCCTCGGCGACGATAGACAAAGCGCAGGCGCATGCCGCGGCGTTTTTCCCATTCGCCGGGGGTCAAGCGCGCGCCGCCACGGCCTTTGCCGGCGGCGGGAAGCGGGATCGCCAGCCAGAAGCCCGCCTTCGAGCGGATCAGCACGCCGCGATCATGCGCACCGACGATCTCGGGGGCGTTCGACCACACGAAGGCGGCGGCATCGAGGCTGTCGCCCTGCTTGGGATAGGTGCGGTTGCGAATGGTGCGCGGCAGGCGGTGACCGAGCCCCGCGCTCGTGATCTGCTGGCGCCATGCCTGCTTCAGCTCACCCCCGGCCTCGGCCATGGCTGCCTTCACGGCACGCTCCCCGGCCTTCACCTCGGCCTGCAGCATGGCAACAAGGTCGGGGTCGAAGTCGATCTTCAGTTTCATGCCGGTACCAGTTCGAGCGTCCAGAGCAACCGTTCCCGATCCCGCTTCGGCGCGCCCTGGATGGTGAAGTTCTCGGCGCCAATGCTGATGCCATCCCCCGGCTTCGGATTCGCCATCTCCGAGGTACGCACATCGACCAGCGTGGTCTCCGACAGGATCTGCGCAGACCCGAATGCGGTGACCTCATCCGGTGCCTTGCGGATCACGCGGATCGGCTGAGGCGCGCCACCCACCGGATACCAGGTGGCGTCCACTGCCATGTTGATGTCGGCAAAGAGCGCATCCAAGGCCGCAGCGAATGCATTCATCAGTTCGAGGAGAACAACCGCACGGCCAGCGCCGGGCGCTTGTTGACCGGCAGGATCGAGGCCTCGGTGAGCAGATCGATGCCATCGCCGCGCTCGCGGGTCATCTGGCGGGCATAGAGCTCCAGCCCGACGGTGTTGGCGGTCTCGATCAGGTTGGCGGGCGCCCCATAGGTGGTGAAGGTATCGATGGTGCCCATGGGAAAGGCAATGCCTTCGCCTGCCGGGATCAGCCGCTCGGTGGTACCGTTCGAAAGCGTAACGCTGGCGTTGTATTCCTCGAACAGGATGCCGGCGAAGGGGAAGGCGCGGCGCATGTCTTCGCGCAGCGGCTGGGCGCCCGACGCGTAGTATTGATATGCCGTTTCCACCGTGGCATGCCCGATCAGCTTGTCGAAGAACTCGGGGCTGACCAGGGCCCGCACGCCGGTCATGGTCTCGCCCTTCAGCTCGGTCTCGATCTGGCGCAGGACGGCGCGCACCTTCTGCTGCACCTTGGTCCCGGCGGTGCCGAGGACGAAGTCGGTCTGCTGCTGGGCAATGCCGAACTCGGTGAAGTAGTCGTAAAGCGTCGTGCCGGCGCCGTCCTTGACGATGCCGCGCAGCGCATTGATCTCCATGTACTCGCGGGTCTGGGCATGCTTGTTGCGCATGAGCGTGAGCTTGCGGGTCATGACGGCAACCAATGGGTCGGCATCGTTGCCGGACCCGATTGCCCGCACCCCCTGGATATCGGCGGGCAGGATCACGTCGTTATGGGGAATCCACGGCACCGCGAAGGAGCGCATGGTGCGCCCCTCGCGCGTGCCGACGGTGGCGGGCGCGCCCAGGGGAACCGAGGGCAGCAGGCTCAGCACGCCCTCGCGGGCTTCGATCACGACGGTCCTTTGCGTGATGCCCTCGAAGCGGAACAGGCCGAGTTGCCCGAGCCTTGTGTAGATGTTCGGCAGGATGTTGATGGCGCGGGTCATTTCCGCAAGGGAATAACCGCCCGCGTCGAACGGGTTGATGATGGCAGGCATCAGATTTTCTCCGGTTGGGAAAGGGGGATGGATCAGGCCGCATCGCGCGGCACGATCCCAGCGGCGGCCAACTGGCCTTCCTTGGCGGCAATCTTGGCAGCCGTGCCGACGGTGGCATCAAAGTTCAGCTGCGCCTTCGAGACGATGGCGGGGCCGCGCGCGACCACGAGGCCGGTTGCGTCGGCAGCGGTGGCATCGACGGCCTCGATCAGCACCGCGACGGCAACTTGCGATCCATCGGTGCCGGTATCGGGCGAGAGCTTGTACTTGCCGCTGGCGGTGATTTTCCCGAGGACGGCGCCGAGGGGATAATTGGTGCCGGCCAGCAGGGTGACGGTCTCGCGGCAGTAGTCGGGGTTTTCCTCGTACTTGAGGAGGTCGCCCATGGAGGGCGGTTGGGTGAGAACGGGCATGATTGCGTTCCTTCATCTGCAATTGTTCAGGTGGTGGCACCGGCGGCGGCAGCTTTCGCAGCCGCGACCAGCGGGCTTTCCTTCGGCGCGGGCTCGACTGTCGGCGGGGCGATGGAGGCAACGATGGTGGCATCGGTGGTCTTCGCCAGTTGTTCCAGCACTGCCCGGCGCAGGGCATCAGGTTGCGTGCCGGCCCGCACGGCCTCGGCGGCATCGATTGTCAGCCCGAGGCGAGAGGCCTGGGCCGCGATCTCGGCAATCTCGGCGGCCTGTTCGCGGATATGTTCGGCCGGGTCGGGTTTCGCCGCGGCCGGCTCTGGCGCTGGTGTCACGGCCTGAACAGGGGTCGTTTCTTCGACTGGGGAAGTTGCCTCGGGCGTTGCCCCCATCTCGGGCGCAGTCGTTCCCGCTTCCGTCGTTTCCTCCGATGCCGCAGGTTTTGCATTTGTCTTGCCTTTCACTGCCATGGTGTCGGTCCTTTCCGTTTCAAGGGATTTGCGTTTGGGGGTTCTGGTGAGTGGTGGGGAATCCAGCGTGGCCAGCAGGCCGGCATGCGCCCGCTCCAGCGTCGCGATGCCATCGGCCAATCCGGCCGCCACAGCGTGTTGCCCGCGATAAATGGCGGCCTCGGAGGCAGCGACGGCCTCGGGGCTCAGGCCCCGCGCTCGGGCCACGCGAGCCACAAGCCGGGCGTAGAGATCGTCCACGTCCGCCTGGATGTCGGCCAGGGCCTCGGGCGTCAGCGGGATGTGCGGATTGCCATCCACCTTCTTCGCACCCGCATGGATCAGGGTGTATTTTTGCCCAATTTCCCGGTCATGCGCACTCTGATCCACATGCACGGCAATGACGCCCACCGAGCCGACCTCGCCGGTCTGGGTGATCAGCAACTGATCCGCCACCGAGGCAATCGCGTAACCCGCCGACAGAGCCTGTTCGCGGGCAATTGCCCACAGCGGCTTGCCGGTCTCGGCTTTCAGCGCCTCCAGGCGATCGACGAGATCGAACAGCCCTGCCACCTCGCCACCCGGGCTGTCGATCTCCATCAGCACCGCCCGCGTGCCGGGATCGGTGAAGGCCGCCTCGGCCGCCGCCGCAATGTCGTCGTAGCTGGCAATGCCGAACAGCCCGGTCAGCCAGTCCCCGCGCTGCACCAGCGGGCCGAGAACGGGCAGATGCCCAATCCCGCCTTCAGTCATCTGCCAGCCGGGACCTGCGGCTTGCGGTGCCGGGGTTTCGCCCAGAAGCGCCTCGACGGCGCGCGGCGCCAGCGCCAGCGGGCGGGCGGCCAGCCGGCGGGCAAGCATGTCGGTTCGGGTCATGGGTTTGTGGTGTCCGTCGTGTTGGCCGGTGGATCGCTCGGCGCATCGACCAGCTGCGCCGCGCCCTGGGCGGGCGATCCCGGGCGGCGGAAATCCAGGCCAAGCTGGGCCTCACGCCTACGCTCAGCCGCGATTTCCTCGTCCACCTGGTCGGCGTCGTAGCCGCGCTGCTTCATCCCCATGGAGCGGCTCTTGAGGCCGGCCTCGATTTCGGCAATCTCGGCGGTGATGTCCTTCAATGGGTCAACCCATTCCCATTTCGGGGGCAGCCACTCGCATTTGAGCCAGGTCCTGCGGGTGGCGTCATAGCGCGGCAGATCCAGCGCACCGGCCATCACGGCGGTGTCCATCCATCGCGCCCAGACGGGTTTGCACAGCTGGTGGATCAGAACCCGGTGCTGCCAGGCAATGACGCGGCGGCGGAACTCGATGATGGAGAGGCGCGAGTTGGCGAAGTTGGCCTTGGCGAGATCGTTGCTGACGTAAGAGTAAGGCACGCCCAGCGCTGCCGAGACCTGCAGCAGGGTCCGGTACTGGAACGGCTCGTAGGTCGGCCCGCTATCTGGCGGCGAGGGCGTCGCAATCTCCTCGCCCGGGTCCAACCGCACCACCTGGCCCGGCTCGACGGCCAGCGGCTCGTCGGGCGAATCCAGTGGGGCATCTACCTGGGGCGAGGTGACAAACAGCGCAAACATCGAGCTGACCTTTTTCCGGTCGAGCTCGGCGTCATCATACTGGTCGAGGAAGAACAGCTTGACGATGGCGGGCGCAAAACGCGACACGCCGCGCACCTGACCGGCTTCCACCGGGTCGATCACGTGGATCACTTCAGATGCCGGCACGCGGATCTTCTCGCCGGCCTGGCCGGTTTCCGTCACGTCTCCCGGGTGACGCCGCAGGAAGTGATAGGCTACTCGGCGGCCGATGGGGTCGAACTCCACCCCCTGCCGGATCATCCCGCCGCCAGATACATCACGGTTGTCATCGAGCGGCAGCATCTCGGCCGGGATCATCTGCAGCTGCAAGGGCACCGACAGCCCGTCCTCGGGGTGGCGCGGCCGGAAGCGGAAGAACACCTCGCCCGCCAGGAACAGTTCGCGCGCGGCGCGCCGCTGCAGCCCGTAGAAGTCGGTCAGGCCCTCGGCATCGGCCTCGGCCACCCATTCCTGCCAGAGGAACTGGATGCTGGCCTTCCTTGCCTCGTCCTCCACCTTCGAGGTCGGCTTCACCCCGTCGCCCACCGCATTGCCGGTCCAGCTTTCCAGCGCGTTCAGCGCGTATCCGTTGTTCCTCACCAGCCAGCGGGCGCGCGCCGTGATCGTCGGCCCCGCCTGCGCTATCAGCGTGTTCACATGCGCCCGACTCGCCTGGAAGCGCAGCAGGCGCCGGCCCTGCAGGCCAGCCTCGAAGCCGCCGATGAGGGCACCGATGCGTTTGCGCAGGCCGGTCATCATGGTCATTTCAGAGGCCCTTGGATGCGGTGATGCGGGTCACGCGGCGGTTTGCGTTCGTGCCGGTTTCGGCCGCAATGCGCGCTTCGAGATCAGAGATCGCCTTCGCCATTTCTGCATCGGACCCGTAGGTCACGGTCTTGCCGTCATAGCTGGTGGAACGCACGCCACGAAAGCGCGCCGCCAGCAGCGCATCAAGCTGCGTCTGCATCTCTGCAAGAGTCATCTGTTACCTCATCATGTTCGGCGTATAGACGCGCCGCTTGCGCCGCGGGGTGCGGGGCACGCCGGCCGTGGGTTCGTGCGGTGTCGAGCCAGGATCTGTTTCAACCGGTGCTTCCTCGTCTGGCCCGATCCCCACCTGCACCTCCAGCGATCGCCAAGTGCTTTCGTCCCAGCGTTCGGCCCCGAACAGCCAGGCGGCGGCGCGGGCGTAGACCCGGCAGTCCAGCGCCTCGTTGCGCTCGCGCATCTTCTGCCATTCCATCCTGGCAAAGCCACGCCGGTCGCGCCGGGTGACCAGCTGTTCGGCCGTCAGCTGTTTCAGCCATTCGCTGTCGATCCAGTCGGGCAGGTGGATGGAGCCGGGCGGAGGTGTTGTATCATCTGCAACATCTTCATCCGTGGGGAGCGGCAGGCGCAGGAAGCGGTAGGTTTCCGATTTGAACACCGCCGTCGCGATGGTCCAGAGCTTCGCCCCGCGCCGGATGCGCTTGCCGCCCTCGGTGGCATCAACAAAGGTCGGGCCCGTCACAGGTGAGGCGCGATTGAAGCCCTCGACGCCCTTCACCGGGGCGACCTGCGCGCCGGTCTGTTGCCGCGCCCAGCTGTAGACGGCCGCGCTCTCGTACCCCGTGTCGATCGCCAGCTTGCCGATCTGCATCTGCGCGCCGTTTTCGTGGGGCCAAGTGCGGCCCAGAAGGCTCGACAATTCTTCCCAGGCTCCGGGGTCTGCGGGGCCACCGTCGATCACGACATGATCCACCAGCCAGCTTTCCAGCCCGCGGCCCCAGGCCCAGACATCGATTTCCAGGCGGTCCTTCTGCACGTCGGCGCCGGCGGTGAGAAACAGGCCGCGTTCCGGCACCGTACCCGCCGCCCAGCGCTCGCGGCGCTCGTAAAGCCGCTGCCAGTCCGGCGCCTCGCCGCTTTCGGCCCAGGTCTCGCCCAGGATGGTGTTCTTCAGCGTCTTCAAGGCGGAATCGTTGCCCTTTGCTTCTTCCCACTTGCGGGCAATCGCCGCCCAGCTCAGCCAGCCCAGCGGCGAGTAGAGCCCGTTGATGTGGAACCCGACAATGCCGGCGGCTTCTGCCTTCTTCCTGGTTTCTTCATCGGCCGTGGGCTGCCAGCAGGCACCCTGCTCCTCGGCCATCATCTGCGTCTTGAAGCGTTCCTCGATTTCCGCTTCGCAGTGTTCGCAGATGTAAATGGCCGTTTCCGGCTTGCCCTTTTCCCAGCGCAACCGCTCGAACTTCAGCCATTGCAGCCCCCCGCAATGGGGACACGGCACAAAGTACCGACGCTGGTCCGAAAGCTGGAACTCCCGCTCGATCCGGCTCAGCCCCGTCACCGTCGGGGTCGAGGCGAGGAAGATCTTCGCCCGATGCCCGAAGCTGTTGGTGCGAGCTTCCGCCAGTTGCACCGGGTCTCCCTCGCCATCGACATCGCCGGGATAGGCATCGACCTCGTCCATGAACACCCAGCGCGCCGGCATCGAGCGCAGGCCCACCGCGCTGTTGGCACCGGTCAGGATCAGCTGCCCGCCGGGAAAGCGCTTGGCCAGCACCGTATTGCCACTGTCGCGTGAGCGCGACGGGCTGACAAGATCCCTCAGCGCCGGGCTGTCCTCGATCAGCGGATCGATGCGCTGTTGCGACAGCCGCTTGGCCAGGTCCACCGTCGGCTGCACCGCCAGCATCGGCCCCGGGGCGCGGTGGATGCAAAACCCGATCCAGTTGTTGCCGCCCTCGGTGGCGCCGACCTGGGCGGGT